ACGTTCGAGCAGCTGCTGGAGGACCGCGACGGCTTCCGACAGATGCGCCAACTGATAGGAGGCAATCAGTCATGACATCACAACGGCTATTTATTGGAGGCGCCATTTTCATCGTGCTGCTGCTGACTGGCATGATGGGCAAGATGGAGATGGAGGACGAGATCGCGGAGCAGGAGTTTTATTGCGAGCAGGTTCTGGCTGGTCACTGGCCTGACTACAAAAACATCGCTGAGGAGGTCTGCCAATGAGCCAGACAATCGCTATTTTCAATCACCTGGCTAAAGCTCCGATCACAGCACTCGAGGCCCTGGACAAATACCAGTGTTTTCGACTCGCTGCTCGGATCAATGATCTCAGGATGCAAGGCCACACAATCCACACGGAGTGGACGATTAAAAACGGAAAGCGTTTTGCGACCTATCATCTGATCAGCTCAAAGCCGACAGAGTAACGACATCAAATAGGGGGATTTATGGAGGGGGATATTGAATGGCTGGAGGAGGAGTGGGAGATTGCTCTACAAGCCGCAAGAGTGATGGCGAACAGATGGAAAGAAGACGCCGCCATCCTCTACGATTTCAGCGTGGTGAGGCTGTCGACGAACGATGAGCCGCCACTCGAGATCGTCAGATACACTGCGCCATTCGAGAGGATGACCAGAGTCTACAAGTGATCAAGGACGGCATGGGGGTTTTTTGACTTCCTTTTTTCCTCCATGCCATTGGCCCCCAGGTTCCTACAGGCCTCGGGGCCTTTTTTTATGTACAATAAGCCTATGGAACAGATCGTCCGACTCCTGTGGAGCCCAGTCGCTCCTGGTGAGATGCCGCACGAGCCTGGCCTGTATTTGGTGGCGTTTTCTGACGGTACTGTCGAGACCTACCCAATGGAGCCAGGGGAGATTCATGTCGGTGCGATTCGGTCGGGTAATTTACGAGGCGAATATTGGGCCCTAAACATAGGGCATCCTGACGATGGCTAAGACTGCAGCACAGAAAAATCGAGCAATCAGACAGGGTGAGCTGAGAGAGTATCTCGCTGCCAGGGGTGGCGTATCCTACGTTCTTGATAACATTGAGAAAATCGAGCAGCTGGATGTCACGTCTGAGACCTTCGATAAGGAGCTCGCAAAACACAAGATCGCCAACGAGCAGCGCATACGTTTGTTGAACAAGTATCTCCCCGACATTAAAGAGGAGCATCACTTTAGCGAGGACGCTGCACCGATTACCGTGAACATCATCAAGCCCGATGGCGTCGATTAGTCCAACGGTTCCTCAATACAAGTACATGACGACAGAGGCTCGGTTTCCTGCCTTTGTTGCAGGCTTTGGCGCTGGCAAGACAGAGGCGGCCATACTCAGGTCGATCACTGGCCTTTTAACGTGCCCAGGAGCTAACAGGGGTTTTTATGAGCCCACGTATGACCTGATCCGAATGATCGCCTGGCCCAGGTTTGAGCAGATCCTGACAGAGCTTGATATCCCTTACAGGCTGCAGAAGACACCACTTAATCAAATTGACGTCGAGGGGTTCGGGACGATCATGTTCCGATCAATGGAGAATCCCAATCGGATCGTCGGTTATGAACACGCAGACGCTGATATTGACGAGCTAGATACGCTCAAGCATGACGACGCTGCATATGTCTGGCGCCAGGTCATGGCGAGAAACAGGCAGAAGAAGCGCCAGGGCATCAACACGATCGGAGTAACGACAACGCCCGAGGGGTTTAAGTTTGTTTATTCCCAGTGGCGAAAGGAGGCGAGACCAGGGTATGAAATCATCCAAGCGCCGACGCACAGCAATCCTCATCTGCCTGACGGTTACGTGGATTCGCTCAAGAACGCCTACCCTGAGCATCTTCTACAGGCTTACCTGGAAGGCCGCTTTGTCAATCTCACGTCAGGAACGGTATATACAAGCTACAACAGGCACGCTTGTTCGAGTGACGAGACCATCAGAGAGGGTGAGCCTTTATTCATTGGCTGTGACTTTAACGTCACCAAACAGGCAGCGACGGTCTATGTTCAGCGCGACGGTGGTCGAACCTGGCACGCTGTCGATGAGCTGGTGAACATGTATGACACGCCCGAGATGGTGAGAATCATTCAGAGCCGATTCGCTGATCACCAGATTTATATCTATCCAGACGCAAGCGGTAAGAGCCGAAAGACGGTCGACGCATCAAAGTCAGATATCGCACTGCTAGAGCAGGCAGGGTTTTGGGTTCGCGTAAATAAGCGGAACCCCATGGTTAAGGATCGTATCCTCGCAATGAACGCAGCCCTGGAGTCAGGTCGAGTGAAGATTAACGCCGCCAAATGCCAGGTGACAGCTGAATGCCTGGAGCAGCAGGTCTACAAAAACGGCGAGCCAGACAAGTCCAATGGTCGAGATCACCAGAATGATGCGACGACCTATCCGATCGCGTATGAGATGCCGATCGTGAAGCCAGTGGCTCATGTGCCCATCAGATTCACCCTATGATAAAATCACGATACCCATTACTAGGTGACGCCCATGTCCGTCAGTAACAAACACCCCAATTATGAGCTTTATAAGCCGTCCTGGACCAAGACGCGAGACGCCGTGAGAGGCTCTGTGGCGGTTAAAGATAAGCGCCATGTCTACCTACCAGTACCAGACGCAGAGATGCACGACGACGCCGTAGGAGCCCAGACAGTCCGTTATCGGCAGTATTTGAAGCGAGCCTTGTTCACCAACTTCACAGGCCGCACAAAAAACGCCCTGGTAGGCGCTGCATTTCGCAAGAAGCCACAGATCGAAGTGCCTCCAGGCCTGGAATACCTAATTGACGATGCGAGTGGTGACGGCCTGGGCATCGAGCAGCTGGCAAAGGATGAGCTGTCGAACCTGCTAGAGACAGGCCGCACGTTCCTCCTGGTTGATTACCCACAGGCAGAGGGCGATCTGTCAGTCGAGGATATCGCTCGCCTGGACCTCAAGGCCTCAATTATTCCCTATACAGCAGAGCAGGTCGTCAACTGGTGTACGGAAACCATGGGAGGCCGCAAAGTGCTAACGATGGTTGTCCTGGCTGAGGACTATCGCTCGGGTGACGATGAGTTTGGCCACGACATGGAGACGCAATACCGCGTCCTGAGATTGCGCGAGGATGGTTACACGCAGCAGCTCTATCGTGATGAGGTGCCATACTCTGACGAGATTTACCCAAAGCAGGCAGACGGGACGCCCTGGGGCTTTATCCCTGGCATCTTTGTCGGCAGCAAGAACAACGACGCCACGATCGACGATGCTCCGCTATCAGATATCGCTGACGTCAATATCGCTCACTATCGTAACTCTGCGGACTACGAGGAGAGCTGTTTCATCACAGGGCAGCCCACGCTGTTCATCACGCACAGCCTCAACGCTGATGAGTTCTTTGAGGCTAATCCAGAGGGCATCAAATTAGGCTCTCGCTCTGGCCATATCCTGGGGGAATCAGGAGGCGCTACACTGCTGCAGCCACAAGCCAATCAGCTGGTGATGGAAGCCATGCGAGCCAAGGAATCAGCCATGGTCGCTATCGGTGCTCGAATCATCACTGATCGTGGTAATAACGAGACAGCAGAAGGCGCCAGGATACGGTTCGCATCAGAGAATAGCGTCCTGGGCGATATCGTGGGCAATCTATCAAGCGCCCTGGCTCAATGCGTCAAGTGGTGCGCTCAGTTCATGGGCACACCTGATGATGTAGTGATCGAGATCAATCGCGAGTTTTACGACAAGTCGGTCGATCCTCAGCTCATCATGTCGATGGTCACGCTCATGGATCGCCAGATTATCAGCGACCAGGACATATTCGATCGCTTAAAGGCGGCAGGCATTATCGACGGGACTCGCTCCCTGGAAGACGTCAAGGAGGAGCTGGGCGACCTTCCCCCAGTTCTTAACTGATGGCTAACGTCAAAACCCCATCAGGTTACAGTGTCCCAGAGAAGTATGTGGCTGGGCTAACAGGCCAAGCTCGGCGTCTACGCTTGCAGCAGCTCGATGAGATGCGTAAAAAGGGCAAGGTATTAGGCGACCTGGCAGGCGACAAGAAGGCCAAGACACGTCGCAGCAAGTACACCACAGCCTATGAGAGACGATATGGCAAAGGTAAGTGAGCGAGCAGAGAAGGCCCTCAAGCGCAAAGCCAAAGAGGCGAACGCACCATATAGCGCACTGAAAGCCATCTATGTGAAGGGCATGGGCGCAGCTGTTACGTCTGGCCGTCGTCCTGGCGTCACTCCATCGCAGTGGGCAATGGCTCGCGTCAATTCAGTGCTGACAGGCGGCAAGGCTCGCACAGTCGACTCAGCGCAATGGAAGCAGATACAGAAGCACCGCAAGAAGAAGCGAGGCAAGTAATGGCGAAAGATCCACGACTCGAGCGGTATGGCCTGTCAGGCTATAACAAGCCAAAGCGCACACCAAAGCACGCAACCAAGTCACACGTCGTCCTGGCTAAAGAAGGCGACAAGGTAAAGCTGATCCGATTCGGTCAACAGGGCGTCTCGGGATCACCAGCTCGCCAGGGTGAAAGCAAGGCAGCAGCTGCACGACGTAAATCATTCAAGGCTCGACACGCCAAGAACATCGCCAAGGGCAAGATGTCAGCGGCCTGGTGGGCTAATAGGGAGAAGTGGTAGCAAATAAACCCAGGCCGTGAGGCCACAGCACGTCGTGATGACGTTAGGAGATGCAAAATGCGATATATACTCATATTCACGGCTCTATTGAGCCAGGCTGTATTCGCTGAGAGCAAGATTCTCATAAACAAGTCAGACCAGCAGTATGTCGTCATTCCAGATTGCCAGGTGCAAGAGGGTGCGACGGATATTTTGGTCAGACGTTTGAAGGTAGGCGCAGCCGTTCACGTTAAGTACGGCAGAAAGCGAGAGCGATGCGCCATTATTGAAGTCTACGAGCTAACTAATGAGGTGAGTTATGCCAATGGTAAAGGGTAAGAAATATCCATACACAGCCGAAGGCAAGAAGAAGGCAGCGGCTGCCAAGAAGAAGATGAAGGCGAAAGCCAAGCCTCGTGTCAGCAAACGATGAGATCCTCAACGCACTAACCAGGCATCAGATATTTGTTCTGAGATATGCGCGTGGACGCGAGCGTGAGGCTGAGGATTTTATCAGCACCCTGCTATTGTCGATCATTAACAGACTTGAAGATGAGCCACTAACCGAATTCAATCGGGCTCGGCTGCAAGAGCAGGCGCGAGATTATTATCAATATCTGCTCGCATCAAATGCCGAGTTTGCTGAGTCATTTATTGAAGAGATGCGAGAGTTTGCTGGATATGAGGCAGACTTTAATGCAAGGACTGCGAGCAAAAATCTGGCCGTAGACTTCAGCCGAGTTTCGCCGCTTCAGTTAGAACAGGCAATATTTGGCGACATTCTTAACCTTGAACCAAGCCGAGGCTACACAATACGCGGAATGCTTGATCAGTTTGGTCGAGAGGGCGCAAACCTTGTTGTGTCACAGATACGCGACAGTATCGCCCTTGGCGAGACTAACGATCAACTGATATCAAAAATACGTGCGCTTGTTCCGATGCAGCAGCGCAAGGCGGCAACAATAGCCCGCACTGTGACTAACCACGTCGCCGTTCAGGCTAGAAATGCCACGATGAAAGAAAATGACGACGTTATCGAGGGATATGAATGGGTGGCCACGCTGGACTCTAGGACCAGCTTGATCTGCTCAGCCAGGGATGGCGTCATATATCGCGATTTCGACAAAGATCCAAAGCCGCCAGCCCACTTTAACTGTCGATCAACCATCACTATGGTGGTGAATCCTGAGTATGATCTGGGAAGGGATATAGCAGGCACTAGGCCGTCCAAGGGGAGCTCAGGGACAAAACAGGTGTCAGCCAACCTGACTTATGATGGATGGCTCAGAAAGCAATCCAAGGCTTTCCAGGACCAAGTGCTGGGGCCTTCGAGAGCTGCCATGTTTAGGGATGGGATGAAGCTCGATCGCTTCATTGACGGTCGAGGCAACACGCTGACGCTTGCTCAGTTAGCGAATGCGGATGCGTACCTGAGCGGAAGAGAACCCGAGATACCTGATATTTTGCCAGAGCCAGAGATTCAGGAGGCTGCTGCCGTCCTGGCCTCAATGTTTACGACGAGCAAGAGGGACGTCCAGGGCGGGCTAAATGCCATCTTTGCTGAGGTCAAGACCAAGGAAATGGCGCAGCTCCAGGAGTTTATTAGGCTGAAAGGAACGAAAACCCTGGTATTAAAACAGGCGCAAATGGCCAAAAACTCCAAATCATCCCGAGCAATCAGGGACGAGGTGGCGGAATATTTAAAAGCAGGAGACAAAGATACATCTGCGTATCAGGATCTACTTATTAGCAACGCATACGCCCCGTTTTTTTATACATCTAGGCGGGCAAGTAGGACCAACGGCTTCACATCATCAGCCTGGAATCATGTCGTCGTCAAAGAAAACACCAAAGCGACATATAAAGATCCAGTGGGCAGCGCGGAGCGGATACGAGAGGCGATTGCTAAAGTGGCAAGGTCAAACGCTGGGAAGAGCGATCAAACGTGGTCATTCTCTCACGTTATCAGGACTGAGTTCGATGATCAGTCAGCTCAAATGGCGTCGACCATGATTCATGAGCTTGGACACCAGGTTCATTATTTTGCTGGATTCCCTGAATGGCCCGCACACTTAAACAATGCGCGCATGACGCAATACGGAGCTTTTAATGCAGCAGAATCTCATGCTGAAATGTTTGTTGCATGGGTATTTAATCGGAAGGAATTATTCCGAAGGTCGCCAGAGGCCGCACGCTATATGGACGAGCTGTTCGAGCGAGCCATGGCGTCAGGCTTCAGAACAGGAAAGGCATTCTAATCATGACTGAAGATCAGGCGCTGACGCAAGCGCAGAAGATATTAGACAAGCGCGATATGACCAAGGATGACGTCGATCGCTTTTACGAATTAGAGCAGTACATCGAGGACTTTAAGTTCGAGGACTTGATTGATGCTCTTTTTGCTGTGGCTCCATTAGAGCTACATCCCTACCTATAGCGGCAGAGCCGCACCAACCACCAGAGGTGAAAATATGGAAATCGAAGGTATCGAGCTAAATGAAGAGCAGAAGGCGGCAATCGAGGCGCAACTGCAGCAGATGGTCGAGCAGCAGGTCGCTGGTCTCAAGAGTAAGAATGATCAGCTCCTGGCTGAGAAGAAGGCCAAGCAACGTGAGGCTGAGGAGGCTCAAGAATTAGCCAGGCAGCAGGCCGAGGAAAAGGCGAAAGCCGAGAACGACTATAAACAGCTGTTTGAGGCGCAAAAGTCTGAGGCTGATAGATACCGCCAGGAAATGGAGAAAATGCAGCAGGAGCGCATACAGGCGCGCATTGATGCGGAATCTGGTAGAATTGCAACTGGACTAACCAAGGACGTGGCCAAGGCTTCGCTCCTACAGCAACAAATAGGCCAGAGGCTATCGTTTGTTGATGGTGAAATCCGAGTGCTGGATGATAGCGGTCAGCTGACTGTATCCACACTCAGTGATCTGACAAACAGCATCAAGGAGC